CTATACAGAATATATTGATAAACATATGTTTACTTTATTTAAAAAAGATAAAGATAAAAAAGTATGTGATGCTATTAATACTCTTTTTAAGCGTAGAGAAAATTTAGAAATTTTTAATAAAAAGGCTCTTTACATCTATATTCGTGAAATGACAGATGTAGATACCCCTGTAATTACAAAAGTAACAAAAATATTAAAAAAACTTTACAAAAAACTACATCAAGAATATATTAAAACAGGATACGTAAGAATTTAAATTCTTCCATATTTATTATAAAATATAATTATGGACCCACTAAATCAAATAATATTTGACGATAAATCGTTCTCTGATTTATTAAAAGAAATTCATAAAAATCAATCAAAAAAATCAAAACAATTAGCTAGTTTAATAGCTGAATTAAGACCTCTTATTACCTCTTTAGGAGATGCTACTGTAGTAGTACCTTTAATTAAAGAATACATGGAAATTAGTGTTAAAAATGATGACCAATTAATAAAAATGGCTGCTATAGTACAACGCTTATCTACAGGAACATCAAATACAGGTGATGGGGGTATGTTAACAGAAGAAGAAATGGAACAACTTCAATCAGTAGCTGAAGAAATATCTAAAACAGTAGAAGAACCAAAACAATTAAATAAACCAAAAGAAGATGGGATTTCTTAATATTTTTGATAAAGTAAGAACAGCACGTTCTTTAACTAAAAAGTCTAAAAGAAAATTAGTACCTGTTAGGGTTATTGATATTATATTAGATCAAAACCATCCTGCATTTGCAGCATATGGAGGTCCAGATGCTATAGGTACTATATTTTTTTCAAAAATATCTGAAGAAACAGCTTTAGAAAAATCCACAAATGCTCCTGCTGCAAAACCTTTATTTTCATTTATTAAAAATTATCCTTTAAAAAATGAAGTAGTTTTAATCTTATCTACTATAGATAGTGGAATTTATGATTCTAAAGGAGAAACATCATATTATTTTCCTAATATTAACATATGGAATCACCCTCACCATAATGCTCTTCCTTCTATAAAAGAATTAGAACTAGAAGACGTAAAAACAGACTATGATATAGATACTCAAAGTGGAATAGTATCAAGAGAAGTAACAGACGAAGGAACAGACATAAATTTAGGGCGATATTTTAATGAAAATATTAAAACAAAACCTTTATTACCTTATGAAGGAGATACAATTTTTGAAGGAAGGTTTGGAAATTCAATTCGTTTAGGATCTACTAATTTTAGTGATGAAATAAGTATAAAAAATCCTTGGAGCTTATCTAATACAAATGAAACAGGAGACCCTATAATAATAATACGTAATGGACAAGATATTGAAGAAGATGATAGAGGATGGATACATACGATAGAAAATGTAAATAGAGACCCTTCATCTATTTATTTAACTTCTAATCAACAAATATCTAATTTTAGAGTAGCAGGTGTAAGTAAAGCTTCATATGAAGCCCAAGAAGAAGAACCTGACGTTTTTGACCCAATTCAATTTGAAGGGTTAAAAAGAGAAAAAGGAGTAACTACATTACAACCAATAGAAATAACAGAATTACCTAAAGGAGAAGAACCTGTATTAGTAGCTCCAACAGATTTATCAACAATATCTCAACAACAATCTACTCCATTAGATGATGTAAAAGATGAAGATTCTGATTACTATGATAAAAACGAAACAGAAGAAGAACAGGGAGATTCAGTAAATGCTTTAGGGGATGATACTAATAATTTAGATCTAGATGAACTAGTAGGTTAAATAAAAAATTATGGCAAAATATTATAAACTTAGAGATTTACTTTATTCTAGCACAAATAGCACTAGAATGGCTCAAGGTCACCCTAATATAAACCTTCCAGGAAATGATGGTGCAAGTATGCCCTCACAAGGAGAAATAGTATCTAATTTAAATATACTTTTTGAAAAATGTATTAATCCTATATTTGATGCTTTTGGAGGAAAAGAAAACTTAACAATAACTTCTGTTTATAGATCTGTAGAATTAAATAAATTAATTGGAGGTAGTGGAACAAGTCAACATTGTTTTGGGCAAGCATGTGATGTTGCTTCTATAAGTGGAATACCCTCTTCTGAAATATTTAACTGGTGTATAGATAATATTACTTTTGACCAATTAATATGGGAATTTCCTGAAAGAGGAGGATCTAGAACATGGGTTCATGTGTCTTATGTAAGTGGAAGAAATAGAAAAAGAACAACATTAGCTTCTAAATCAGATTCTCTTCATAGTAAATATGGAGGAAATAGAAGAGGAAGCTACCAACAAGATATAAATCGTGCTTTTGAAGAATACTTATAAATAATAATAATATGGCTTATATACCAACAGACCCTCATTTATATCAAGGAAAACAAGTAATAATAAATTCAGACAGACTAGTATTTAATGCTAAAGATGACTCTATTTTATTATATTCAGATAAAGCTATAGGGTTTAATACAAAAGGAAATGTACATTTTGATTTAGGAGTTAATTTAGATGAAGTAAAAGAAGGGGATACTCAAAATAAATTTGTAGTAAATTCTCCTAATATATATTTAGGATTACAAAAAAGTGGTAATTTACCAAATGAACCTGCTTTATTAGGTAACGAAACCCAAACATGGTTAAATGACTTACTAGTATTAGTTGATGATATATTAGATGACATATTATATAAAGTAGCCTTTGTATCAACAGCACCAGGAAGCCCCACAGCTCCTAATCCTGCTAATTTTTCAAATTTACAAATGAGAAAAGATGAAATACAAAGGTTAAGTCAAGCATTAGAAGAAATAAAAAGTAAAAACACAAAATTAGTATAAAATGGCCACAAAAGCAGTAACATCATTAATTTCATCACAAATAGATCGTCAGTTACCTCTTATAAGAACTAAAATAAGAGATGAAGGTAAAAAGAAAATGCATGAATTAAGAGAAAAATTACCATCAGTAAATGATCTTAAAGACCAATTTTCATCTAGTGCTTGTAGTTTAGAAGCACAAGAAAAAATGGAAAAAAAGTTTAATGATACTAAAAAAATCGTTGAAAAAATAATACTAGCAGCTGAAAAAGGAAAAGAAAAATTAGAAAAATTATTAGAAAAATTAAGAAAAATTTTAGATTCTGTAATTCCAAAAATCCAAAGCATTTTAGATTTTTTAAAACCTATAGTAATTGCACTTCGTATACTTATAAGAGTAATTCCTATCATACTAAGAGCAATACCAACAGCTGTCCCTGGAATTACAGGAGGAATGATTATAGCTGTAGATGATAAGAGAAAAGCAGCAGCATCAAAGGTAGGAGAATGGGCTAATCTTATAATTGTTATGAGTGACCAAGCAATTCCTGCTTATAGAGCAAAAACAAATAAATTAATAACTCCTATTACTAAATCTCTTAATATAATAAATAATTTTATAGAATCAATAAAAGCTAGATTAGCAGTCTTAGATTTATTGTATCTTCAATATTTACAACATTGTAATGTAGGAAACCAATCAGCTATAGATTCAGGGGATGGGTCTATAAATACAGATTTATTTAATACTGCTGGTCTTAATGGGGATGGGTCTACTATAGAACCAGACCTAACTAACATAACTAATTATTTACAATCTTTATATGGAGACTTATTAAATGACATAACTGATTTTCAAATAATAGAAAGAATAGAAAGCACAGAGTTTGGATTTAAAACAAGCTATAAGGTAATTAATTATAACTTAAATCAAAATTCTTAAAAAAAATTTATATTTATTAACAAACACCAAAAAACATGAAAGCACAACTTTTTGAAAAACTAATTAGAAAAATAGTTAGAGAAGAAATTGATTATGCGTTACGTAGAGAACTTAAATCACTTAAAGAAGACTTACGTGATGAAATCAAACCAGTAATAACAGAACAACCAATTATTAGTACACCTGTACCTGATAATGTTAAAACGACTTTGAAAGAAAAAATAATGGGTAAAAATCCTATTAAAAAACAAAATTTTGTAAAGGATTCAACCTTAAACTCTTTATTAAACGAAACAGCTATGGGGGATACTAATACACAAACAGCAATGGCTCCCGCAGAAACTATGCCAACAGAAGTTGCAAATGTTGTAACTAGAGATTATAGAGAATTAATGCAAGCAATAGATAAGAAAAAAGGAAAATAATGCCATTAATAAATTCATCTAGAAATATAAGCCCTTTAGATATTAATAAAAATATTAAAGTTGGGGTAGCTTTACCTTTAAATGAGGTAAATATGTTTAAGGGAACAGACACAATAAAAGAACAAGCAAAAACTAACTTAATAAATGTATTATTAACAGAACCAGGAGAAAGAGTATATGAACCTACTTATGGTGTAGGTATAAAACAAATGTTATTTGAACAAAGTCCTAATGAAAATAATTTAAATGAAAAAATTAACCAACAAGTTAACATTCATATACCAGAAATAACAATAGTAGATACAAAGGTAAATTTTAATGAAGATGAACATATCCTTTATGTAGCACTCACATATATGTTTAATTTAGATAATGCTAAAGATTCTATTCAACTTAATTTTAATATGTAATGGCTTATTCAAAAGTATCAAATAAAAACCAAGACAAAGACGTCAAATATTTAAATAAAGATTATAATTCTTATAAATCATCTTTATTAGATTTTGCTGAAGTATATTTTCCTAATAATTTTAATGATTTTAGTGAAGGTAACCCTGGAATGATGTTTTTAGAAATGGCTTCTTATGTAGGAGATGTACTATCTTTTTACACAGATACACAATTAAGAGAATGCTTTTTATCTTTAGCTAAGGATGAAGAAAATATATATAATTTAGCTTATGCTATGGGCTATAAACCTAGATCAACTACAGCAGCTTCTGTAGATTTAGAAGTATTTCAATTAGTACCTTCTAAACTAACAAGTAATGGTTATAGTCCCGACTATAGTTATACTTTAGATATAAATCCTAATTCTACTTTCGTATCTACCGAAGGCCCTTCTTTTTATTTAACTAATGCAGTTAGATTTGATTTTTCATCTTCTATAGATCCAACAACTGTAACTGTATATCAATATACAGAGGAAAATAATCCAGAATATTATTTGCTTAAAAAGTCAGTAAAAGCAATTTCAGGTGAAGTAAAAGAACAAACTTTTTCTGTTGGAAGTGCTGAAAGATTTAAAACATTAACATTATTTGATTCAAATGTAATATCAATAGAATCTATAATTGATGGTGAAGGAAATGAATACACAGAAGTTCCATATTTAGCACAAGATACTGTTTTTGAAGAAGTAGAAAACACAGCAGCTAATGATGGTGAATTATTTGGTTATAACCATCAAACACCTTATCTTTTAAAACTAAAAAAAGTACCACGAAGATTTGTAACAAGATTAAAACAAAATAATACTTTAGAAATTCAGTTTGGAGCAGGTATAAGTGATAAATCAGATGAACAAATTATACCAAACCCAGATAATATAGGTTTAGGAATTAAAGATGGTAGATCTAAATTAGATGTAGCTTATGACCCTTCAAATTTCTTATATACAAGAGCTTATGGCCAAGTACCTGCAAACACTACTTTAACAGTAAAATATTTAGTAGGAGGAGGATTAAGCTCTAATGTAAGTTCAAATACAATTACTCAACCAGGAACCTTAGATATGAGTAATAAACCAAATTTAAGTCTTCCTATGTTAAATTTTGTAAAACAATCTGTAGCATCTTCAAATCAAGAAGCAGCTAAAGGAGGAGGAGCCGGAGACTCTATTGAAGAAATCAGAATGAATACAATGGCTAATTTTGCTGCTCAAAACAGAACCGTAACTAAAGATGATTATTTAATTAGAACTTTATCGTTACCTCCTCAATTTGGTAGAGTAGCTAAGGCTTACATAACACAAGATGACCAAATGTCTCCTTTAACTACAGAACCAAATCGTATACCTAATCCTTTAGCTTTAAATTTATATACTTTAGGATATGATAAAGATCGATTTTTAACACCTTTAAACACAGCTACAAAAACAAATCTAGCAACTTATTTAGAACAATATAGAATGCTAACAGATGCAATTAATATTAAAGATGCTTTTGTTATAAATTTTGGGCTTAGTTTTGAAATTACTTCTTTTAAGAACTATAACAATGAAGAAGTATTATTAAACTGCATAACAGAACTTCAAAATTATTTTGATATAGATAAATGGCAAGTTAACCAACCTATTGTTATATCTGAAGTAGAAAATTTAATAGGAGGAGTTAATGGGGTTCAAGCTATTGAAAAGATAACATTTGAAAATAAAAGTGGTACAAGATCAGGATATTCACAATATAAATATGATTTTACTATGGCAACTAGAAATGGAGTAGTTTACCCTTCTTTAGATCCAAGTATTTTTGAACTCAAATATCCAAATATAGACATTAAAGGACGTATAACAACATATTAATTATGGCATATTACTTTTTATTTCCGGAAAAAGATTCAACAATATATAGTCATCCTGATAGGCTAAAATTAAATACAGGACATGATGAAATACTTGAAATTGTAAAAGAAAAAGGAACATCAGATTCTAGATATTATCCTTCAAGAGCTCTTATTAAATTTAACAACACAGAAATACAAACTGCTTTATCTTTATTAGAAAGCTTTAGAGCAAATTCTTTTTCAGAAGCTAATATAACTAATAATTTAACTCAAGTTAGCCTTCAACTATTATCAACAGAGCATAAAAATTTATCTACTATTCTAAATTTAGAAGCTTATCCTATATCTCAATCATGGGATGAAGGTTCTGGTAGATATTCAAATTTACCAACCTCTTCTAATGGAGTAACATGGAAATATAGAGATAATGATATAGCAAAAACACAATGGCCTACAGGTTCACAAGCACTAGGAGCAACGTTTGCTACATCTTCTATAGCAATTAATGAAATACCCTCAGGATCACTTCATGAGTTAACTATTAATGGAGTAGATTTTGTACCAGTTGTATCTGCTTCTTTATTTGATGATAATGATAAAGAAGTTTTTGTAGAAATAAGTGGCTCACTTCAAGCATTTACTGAAAATTTAGTTGAAGCTATTAATGCTTCTTCATCTTTAACTTTAGTTACAGCATCTATTTCAGGAGCAGGACCTCCTGCATTAATATTATCAGGTTCTAGTTCGGGGTCATTACATAATGTCACAATTACAACAAGTTCAATAGGAAGTACAGAATCTCCTTCATCAACTGGTTTTACATATGTAAATCCTATATTTGTCCCTTCTACAGGTTCTATTCCCGTTGAAGCAGGTAGTGGAAATAGCTTTAATCTAACTAGCGGAACAGATATAGCAGGTAGTGATTTTATGGCAGGAACTTCAGGTTCACTTATAGCATTAGGAATAACAGTAGGAGGGGGGTCTTGGTATACAGGTAGTAATTTTGAGGCCAC